GAACGCAGAGCGAGACATGCGATGACGATAGATTGAATATTCAGCATCTGCCATATTGTGTGCGTCTGAATCTGGATAGAAGTTCCAGATAGATACTGCTTCTACGCGAGGCATTGTGCGCATAATCGGATCGTATTCGCCAGTGTCGTCCCAGTTTGGATACTCGACATCGTGAGCAAATGGACCTTTAATAATACCCGTGCCAAACAACGCCATCTCAAATGCAGAAAAACGTAAATGCTTGCTGGCATCAGATTCTTCTAATTGGTCATGAATCTTTTTTTCCATGAACTTAGCGGCTTGTTTTGCTGGCTCAAAGATAGCGGCACTTGGAGTATTTCCGGGACCTGCCTTAACTTCTTCTTTAACTGGGTCGAGTTGTGGAAGAGGACCTAAGTCACGAGCGGTAACCGCACCTTCAGGGACATCCCTGCCATCTCCTGCATAGCCTACGTTGAATTCTTCGTAGACTTCTTTGAGTTGATCGGGAAGTGCCGCATCGACATAAACCGAGTCTTTAATGCCTTCAGGGATTTTTGTCTGCTCGACTCCGATTGGAAATTTATTGCCTGCGAACAAAACATCGACGATTTGACTATAGGCCGCAAGGACCTTCGTTTTTGTAATCTTGATGAACACTTGAGAACGCTCAGTTTCGGTGAACTGCGTCGTATCATCATAAATTCCCCGGTAGTTTTTATACGCTTTTAGCCAACGCTGTTCATCGGACTGTCGTTTATCTTTAGATCGATAAAACTTATTTTGTACGATTGCAACAAATCCCGAGTATTCGGTATCTTCTGTTGCATCATCCGAATCTTCAAGAATAATGCTTTCGTCCTGATCGAACTCAGGTTTATCGACTATAGCCATTTATCAGTACCCAAAAACTTTATCAAAAGGTTGCCACCCCGTTTTACTTATATCTTCTTCAAAATCAAATACACTCTTTGCTCGTGGCCGCGACATGATTCCGTAGCGAATGGAATCGTAGGTATGGTCACTACTGTATCTAATATCGATATCATCACTGCCTTTTGGACATGATGGTATTACTTGAAGATCCGCAATAATCTGTCTGCAAGTATTGAAGAAGACTACTCCTGCCTGTTCTATCTCTTCGTCTACCCTCAACAATTCATGTAATCTGTTCTTTCCTGCTACACGAGATCCTGCGGTTCTATCTGCAGGTCTCCAGCGGCATCCCTCTGCAATCATCTCTTCTGCAATCGACGGGCCTGTATGCCCCCGTTTGTGCCACGTTGAGCTATCGAGAACCCCATAGCTAATCTTCTCTCCTTGCTCTGCCTCTACGACTTTCCGTGCCAACTCTCTTGCAGTATTCTTAGATAGATACAATTCACGATAAACATACAGTGTCTCGTATGCAGGATCGACAGCAAACCAATGCACGGCAGAAAAAGTTGAGTATCCGAAGTCACACGACCTGAAACGTCTCCATGTCGGAGGAATATCAAAAGGTTCACAGATATGATCGACAGGATTGAACTCTGGGAATGCCGCACCCTCGGCAATCATCCAATCCCCTTCCAACAACTGCCTACGTTGCTGTTCAGGAAGAGAAAGCAGGTTAGCCTCGTAGCTACCTTCATCATAAAGATAGGGATTATCTTTCAGAGTTGCCGGGATAAACCGCCTAAAGAACAAAGGCTCTCCGGATTTCTTATGATGCTCAGGGTATCTTAGCTCTTCTCCTGACTCAAGATCAGTCGCACAGAACTTAGAGTTTGCAGGAGCAGGGTCGATAAACATCTTCTTGACCCAACCGTGTCCGGGACCGCCCGGGTTTGTGGTAGCTCGCATACATAAGGGAAGATCTGGGTCAGTAGTACGAAGACGAGAACGCATATAGTCCCAAGCGAATGGCGTAGGATTCTGTGTAAGCTCATCAAAACCGATCCAAGAAAACGCTTGGCCTTGGTATCGAAGTACATCCTCATCTCTATCTAGGTAAGTTAACCAGAGTCGTGCGCCAGAGGGGAATGTCCATTGAGACTTTCTCTCTGACCACTTTGCGCCTTTATAGACTTGAGGATATAGCTCTTGCGTTTTCCAGATCAGTTCACGTAGTTCATCATTTGTTCGACGAAGTAAAATTCCGTTGAACTCTTTATTGGAAAAGTAGCGAACAGGGTCTGCAATCAATGCATAAGACTTACCGCCACCTGCGGCACCCCCGTACAATACTTCTCGTTCTGGGGCAGACAAAAATTCAGTCTGCGGCCCGGGATTCGGTTTAAAAATAACGGGAGCTTCACCTTTCTTACTTCGGTAGACAGCCCCGCCAACAACCTCCATGTCAGAATCAATTGGAGGTTCCTCTTCCTGTTTTTGTGGTTTTGTTAACAGGTCATACTCTTTTTGTAGATTTGTAATCTTGCGCTTTAACTGCGTCTTCTTTTGGGTTTCTTTAACTTTTTTCTTATCTTTATTTAAGTTGGACTGTGCATTGTTTGCACCGTGGTTACCGTCCGCCTGTGCGCGATACTCCATCCAGTCCGGATACAGTTCGCAAACTTTATTAAACAACTTGCGACAAGATTCGTAAGTAAATTTAATTCCACAGTTTGCACTGACATAGTCTGCAACCTGCCGATACGAAGCTCCTTCGCGCATTGCGTAGACTGCTTCCTCCAAGAAAGGGTACACTTCTTTATTTAACACAAACTCTAAGTTTGGAGGAGATGTTGCAGGATCTTTATCGTAAACAACAGAAAAGGGAGGTCTGCCCCTCCCCTTTGGCTTGAAGCGATCAGGAAAGAATCGTTCCTTAATCGCCAGCTTTTCTTCAGTCGTCAGACTCATTTTCAACTTTCTTAGGAGGTAAAATAAACAAACCACTTTGATCCGTGGTCACTTCTAACTTCTCCCGTTTGACGACACCGACACGATCTAGAATCTGAGTCGATGCCATAATTGCATTCTTGGCACCCATTGCAGTAGGATCATCAAGTACTCCCACTAAACCAAAGGCCGCTTGCACAGAATGAGTCGATAGGATGTTATTAGCTAAAGCAATAATTTCATCGGACAAAGAACCTAGGACTTCTTTCTGGTGAGTAGTCTCTGAATAACCCGCCTCCCGCATTGCTCCACGGATGTTACCTTGAGAGGTGGTGCCAAGAGCTTCCAAGAAAGCTAACTGCTTCTCGGTGTAGTCTTTGCCCTCTTTTAAATAGACTGCTTTATTCATGTCCTATCACCATTTCTTGCAAGACCAATATCTTGCTGTAAATTTATCCGTTGCCGTATCGCAGTTATGCCTCGCACGAAAACTTTTACGCCGTGCAGGATTGTCTTTTTTAATTTCCATGTTGGGATCACCGAAGCGTACGAGCTTGATTTGATCCTCCTTCTTTGCAAGTACAGCAAACTTCTTAGGGCCGTCAGGTGTTCGCTTTGGCTTGTTGTATCCTGCGAAGGTTTCCCCACGATATTTGATACGGCCAGAAGGTAAGCGTTCAACATCTTTTGTAGTTGCCATTATCTATATCTCGCAGTTTTCTTTGCGATCTTCTTGGGTTGCTTTGCTACTTGCTTACCCGCCTTCGTGGCTTTTCGCTTGGCTCTCGTAGTAGCCGCATACTCTTTGTCCGAAAGACTTGTAATTGCTTTCTCCGGGAGATATCGCTCCCCGGTAGCTTTGGGGCCTTGTGTAGAGGGCTTGCCACTTTTGGTACGCCACTTCTGTTTGGTCCAATTTTTCAAGGACCTTTGAGGCTTCTTCATTACGACTTGTAGCCTCCACCTTTTGCCTTGTATTGCTTGGCAAGCATTTGAGCCTTTCTAGCTGACCACTGTCCGGGCTTACCACCTTTTCCACCGGCCTTGATGCGGTTAAACATGTTCTTACGCATTGTAGGTTTTGTGTAGTTACCGGATTCATTGACTCTGCTCTTTGTCTTTTTTGCTGGCATACATTATCCTTGTGTAGGAAGAAACACTTCTTCCACTGTTACAATAGCACCAATATCAGGATTGTTACCGCCAGCAGTGCTTTGAGGAGTTACTTTAATTGTATCGCCTACTTCAAGAACGATAAAAAATCCACTTAATTCAATAAATTCTCCGGTAGTTAAATTTTTACCACCTACAATACTAGTTGTAGTGCTTGCAGAAGCATCTACCCACTGAATTAACACATCCGATGCGTGAGATGAACCATTAGATACAAATATTAATGACACATAAGAAACAGAATTAGGCGGACAGGTGTACACAGTTACTGCTGTATTATCAGTTGTAGCGTGTACACCGTAGCTTTTAAAGCGGCTAGGGCGAGTGACGTTAAGCGCCATTACTTACGTTTGTTCCTTTTTTGTGCAACTGCAGTCATTGCTTGAACAGACTGCGGAGCAGTGCGAGAAGACTGGCGTTGCGGCATTCCTCCCGCACGAGGACTTGCCGCTTTTTGAGAGGCCATGCCTCCCACTGCCATTTTTTTCTTTTTAACCATTGCGTTACTTCTTCTTTTTGGTTGTTCCGCCACGCATCATCTTAGTCTTCTGCGCTGGTTTCATTGAAGCACCTGCGTTGGCTTTAGTCATACCGCCACCACGCATCATTGTCTTCTTCTTGTCCGTAGCACCGCCACGCATCATTGCTGTCTTACGCTTCATCGCACGAGGTTTCATAGCCATGTCTTCTATTCCTTCTTTCAATTACAAGTTCGTTGTATTCATCTTCAGGGTACACATCGTAGTATCCCTGACCTTCTAACATTATGGAAGCATCATCAACCTGAGACAATGACTGTATAAAAATCATACAGTATGGTTCTTCGATTAAAGACTCCCAATCGTGGTTATACAAAAAATCTAATCCGGCATCTTCCGCCCCGTACTCAGGATGGAACACCATTAAATGAAGATCTGCTTTAGCGACTAGAATATTCATGCTAGAGACCCAGTCATTCATTTCGTCCACATCCGGCAGTACGTATGAAGCACATACCACCAAACTCTTACGCTCAGGATCAAAGTTACCGCATTCGATAATCGTTTGATTAAATATATTCTCACACTCAATCACAGAGACTTTATCGTCTAGCCAAGCCTTCCTCGCAAAGGGACATGCTGGTATACCTCCCAAATTGGGATTAGGTACCTCTAATACTTTAGAGGACCAGTCTTTTAAATCATCTTCAATTGACATATGCTTCCTATAAATAAAGAACGGCGGTTAGCATTGCACTAACTATGTAGACATACAACTTCTTGCGTACAAGAAGGACCACTCCCCAAAGTAGAATTACGCGCCGCAATAAAGCGTTATCTTCTTGAAAGTGCAAAAGTCAATAGTCAACTCCATATTCTTCCTTAATTAATTGTTTGACTTCTTCAATCGTAAATTTTTTATTTGGAAACCGAGACTCTAGGGCGGCTCTCACATAAAAAACATCACTGTGGGGTAGTGGGATGTGTACATCTATTACAGATGCATTATGGAATGAAGTATAAAAATTAGTTAAGTATCGCTCTTTCCGTGGGCGACTAAAATCGTCTGAACACGATAACTCACGCAACTGACGAAGATAGTACGTATCCTTTTCTGTCACTGTTAGTTCCTATTTACAGTATACCTCCCGTAACTGTGTAATAAATGTACAATAAATAAATGCTCTTGACAAGAGAAAATTTATAAATAAAACGTACTTTAAAGTAATTTACTTTGAGTTACTTTTATATATAAAGTGTTTTTATTACAGAAATACTTTATAGTACTATAAGTATCATATAAATATGCCTCCCGCAAGTCCTCTCCTAATATCGACTAATATTTATACAAAATACGTACATACTTCGTATAGGTGTAAATCTGTACAGTCTTTTCTTTTATTTGACATCCCAAAATCCCCTTCCGTTGTACTAGCTGTATACGATAACGTAGACCGGGGGGGAGGCCCATACCTACCCTCACTAACTAGTTGATATTCTTAGTTTTTCTTTTTATTCTCTCCGCCCGGTTATCTTCGCAGTTTATTTTCCGGGTTCTTCTCTCGGGAACTCTTCTCGCTAGGCCGGGAAAAAATCTATGCCAATTATTTTTCATGATGATCTTTGGGCTGGTGTGCGGGTCTGGTTCTGTGCATCTTTAGACCCACCATCTAGCCAGCACCGGCCCCTTGTTTCTGCCAAGTTCTGTCCGATCAGCAAATACCGCTAAAACGCATTCTAAGGCCCTACAAGCGACGATCTCTGGTCAGGCCTTATCATGGTATTGCTGAGAAAAAATCTCCGATTTAGGTCTGTAGGCCTTGCCAGTAAAGGGGTTCAGAGATTTAGGGGCTGGGCAGTTTATTCAGGGCAAAAAAAAGCCCCTGCAGAGAGGGGCTGAGAGGGAATCTGATAGGGTTAATTCATGGCGGCTAACCGATCCAAGGTCAGGTCAACGATCTCTTCGTATTTATCAGCAGGCAAAACCATAGTCCCGGGCTTCAGTTCAACCGAGTAGCCGATATCATCATCACGACCACAGGTAAAGGAAGCCGCCCAGCCCATTAGTTTATTGGCCCGGTTATATCCGAGTTTCGTATACCTGTTCGCTGAAGTGTAACCGCCACGGATACGATAGAAATCGGTCCCGGGGGCTAGGTCCCGCAGTTCACGAAGGGAGAGAGTGAAAGAGTCAATATGTAATTTCATAATTTAGTTACCTTTATTAAATGAATGAATCCTGATTAGAACATGTATTTAAGACAAAAAAAAGCCCCTATCAAAAGGGGCTAAATGAGGGAACCTTAAAAGCTTTAGTTACGCTCCCGAATATCTTTAATCGTCGAGGCCTTTCCTACATGTAAGACAGTACCCAATTGAATGGCGTCGAGTTGACTACCAAGGTTCCTTAGCTCCTCTTTAGCCATCTTCCGCCCCTCCGCGTCACCGGATTCCAACGCCAGAATCAAAAGATCCATAGCCACGGCCCAAGAAGGGATTATATCGATTACGTTCGGATTCATGCCGCCACCCCTTCTAGGACCTGCCAAGCTTCAGAGTCTAAAACTTTCCGGACCTTATCGTTTCTATCTATCTGAACTAAGTCCCGGTTAGATCCTTTCCGGCCAGTCTGCAAAGTTACGATCTTCCCATCCTCAGACTCTCTCTCAAAAGTTTCATCCGTATGGGTAGCCCAATGAGTCAGAGCGTTATAGCCAGCCCAGAGAGTGTTCCCAAGTTCCCGGGATTCCTGCTGGAATCTGTGAGTCATATAGTCCAAAAGTTTCCCGTTAACTCTGGCGCGTTTATCAGACGACAGAGAAACCCCGGCCCCGGTCTTAGCGCACAAAGTCTGTTCCATGATCTCTACCCATTGCGAAGGGTGAAGATCGATTGTGCGCCAGTTCTGCATCTGCTCTCTGTGCTGGTCAAACATTGCCATAGAAAGAATAGCCTTGGCGATAAGGGCTTCAGGGCTTAAGTTCCGGGTATGCTTTTGTTTCTGATGATAAGTTTTCTTACCGCCAAAGACGCAGGTATTTTCGCAGTATTCCCGGTAGGCCCCAGAGAAGATCTGGAAAGCAGACGACATATCTATTGAGTTGATCAAATCTGCCCGAGCGGTTACCCCTTGGCCCCGTCCGTCAATGTCCCAAGTAAGGTCATTGAAATAGATAGCCCGGGTAGCCTTCCGCCCTCCGTTAATGATTTTATCCACGACAGTAAAATTGCCATGCGGTAACTCCGGATTTCCGAGGATGGTCTTCGCTTGATGCTGAAAGGCCCGAGCATGATCAACGATCTTGTATCCGGTAGAGACTGGCGGACTATCCAGCAACTCTCCGGTTACAGTATTTTCCAGCCCAAAGTAACCGGGCAGTGCGCGGCCTTTAGGATCTGTTAACTGTACTTTATGAACAGAACCCTGATCAGCAAACAGAGAAACGTCTGTAATGTCATCATGGGTAACTGTAACAGTTCCGTTAACGTCAGAAACTACGCGGTTAAGGTCAGTAAATGCATTCATGGTTAAATCTCCCGATTTAGTTATTTACAAAAAAGCCCGAGGGCTTCGCGATTAGATCACACAAACAAAGTGCAATCAATGCGTTTTAAAAATTATTTGAATATCTTTTTTATCCCAGCACAAAGCGCAGGTAGTGCAGGCCGCAGTCTTTCCCTCTTGTTCTGGGCAGACGATAGCCGCTCCCTTTACTGGTTGCTGGATCTCTTCACTATTTGCAGAAAATAAAATTCCCGGTTTATCAGACCATCGTACCGCCCAGCGATCTTTAAAGTTTTTGCGCATATAAAGAAGAGCGGCCCAAGTATCCGGACAATCTTGTTTGGTTACATGGGTATAGCCCCAGACGTTAAGATTATCGTGCTTAACTAATTTCGCGCCCCATTTAAGAACGTAGTCTTTCGAGTAAAAATCACCCAGAACATGCAAACGAATTAGAAGCTTTTCTCCCTTGGCCTTGGCCTTTTGGGCTTTCAAATCTATTTCCGTAAACAATCTCTCTTCAAACTCTGGTCCGCCAGAGAATCTATGCGCGAATGGCATATTGTTGCCATAGCAATCTTCCCAATGTCCGCAACTCTTCGGGCAGGTCTCCCGCTCGGTCAGAGTTAACGTGAAGACGCTAGCCCCTTTTAATCTTCCCTTTAGTACCTTGGCACCAGCCGCCCCAAGTTTTTTGCTTGTGGGCTTTTTTAGTAGGTCATGCGGATACTGTGAAAGATCCTTGATTGATTTTTGATAGATCGTAGAAGTTTTCATTTTTTTCTCCCGTAAATAAAAACGCCAGAGTCAGAGACTACCAAACTTTACAGACAAAAAAAAGCCCCTCCGAAGAGGGGCCGGGTAGTTACTCTTTGCAGGCTTTTGTATCCCTAAAGAAATCTGAGATCCATTTCTCATTGCTGAGACTATTCTTTGGAAACTCTTTTGATTTCTCGGGCATCGGTACAATCTTCCGAGGGGTTACTAAGAACAATCCCACGGGGATCGGTGGATTATCCACATCATCCCAGAATATGTTTCCCATCCCATCGGATGATAACTCGTCTTCCTTTCCGTACACACATCTTACAGCGTGTGTCCCAGGGGTTGCCGCGTTTCTGATTGCAGTGATTGGGTCCAAGGCCTTAGCCCAAGACGCACCATAATCAGAAGATACCGCGTAGAAAGTGAAACCATTAGCCTGAACGAATTCTGATTTATCAATCATGATAAACTCTCCCGTAATTAAATTGTTTAATGAACATCAGTGCTGAGGGCTTCCCAGTCACTAAGTATATGATATCAAAGGTAAAAATATATTTCACTGGATAAATGTACAGTGTTTGATATTTTTTGATGGTATTTATTTATTAAAACTATATTTCTAATAGATATAGACTATCTAACCAAACAAAAAAAAACCCCGGGTAGCTTAAGCCCGGGGCAGAGGGAACTATTTAATTAAATTAAACGACCAGTCTACCTGTCCACCGTGTTATCTGCAGTTCACGGTTTTCAACCACTCCTTACATCTCGCTGTACGACTTTTCCACCGCTATCTCGGCATTCGCACCTCGACTATATGGATGAAACCTAAGCTAATCTTATACAAGACCTCAAAGGTAACCACCCATACCACGCCGTCTTTGATAGTTGTCACAACAATAACAGAATAAAATACAAAAGTACAAGCCTTTTTATGATCGGCCACAATAAATATAAAAATCCAGCGATCATTCATCGATCTCCGGAATCCCGTTAATTAATTCGTACAGATCTGAGAGAGCTGTCCGGACATTAGTTGCCATACAGGTCGTGATCCCGGTACTTGCAATAAACTTGATTTCAAATTTATTTGCGTGAACAGGATGAGGTTCTAAATCGCTCAATTTAATATCCACTTTGTAATTCTGAATAAAATTCAACAATTGAGTATCTGACATATTACGCGACATATCAATACCCCTCGTTAATTAAATCAGTAATCATTTGATGGCCAATATTCTCTGCGGCAACATTAACTCTTTGCTGAAGGTTACACCGGGCGGTTTCTTTTTGCACAAATCTTTCTCCGATCAATTTGCCGATTTCATGGGTGGACTTTCCGTGTTCACCGAGCGGATTTTGAACCATTTCTACTAGCTCTTCATCCGTATAATATTCTTGCTTAATCATTTTCGTTTCTCCCATTAGTTAACGAAAAAACATTGTAGCCAGTACAAAAAAGATCTGTCAACCACTTTGTACTTTAAAGTTACTTACTTAAAGTAATGTTTTATATATAAATGTTTATCTAAAAAAATACTTATCAGTACCGCCTGAACCGAAACCTACCATGAAAATTTGTATTCGACAAGGGGTTGTATTTATTTTTTTGTACGGTTAGTCTACCTCCTCACACGGGCTAAAAAAGGAAATCCCAAAGATGCGACTTTCCGAAATTTTAGAATCCTCAACTTTGGCTGAGGGAGATACACAGCGTATGAACTGTCCTCGCTGTGGAGGATACAATACGTTTACTTTAAGTAAGCTGGAGGGCAGATTAATATGGAACTGTTACAAAGCTTCTTGTAGCTGTTCAGGACGTACAAAGTCTTACATGAATACAAATGATATTCGTGAAAGATTATCCCTATCCCCCCATAACCGGGTGGCTGATATTGTACAAAAATTTACCATGCCAGAGCATGTTGTACAGATACCATCCCCCGTTTTGGATGCCTATGCAAACCAGTACAACATCCAGAAACCTCTGTGGTTCGATGTGAGGGAGACTCGTGCAGTGTTCCCTATTTATGATCGTGAAGGAGAAGTTCTACTTGGCGCGACAGGCAGAGCAATGATTCCCTCTTTGCACCCCAGAATGAAATGGAAAAGATACGATAAACAAAAAGATCTTATGTATTTTACCGATAATGATCGAGACATCGCAGTTTTGGTTGAGGATTGTGTATCTGCAGAGTCTTGCTTCAATGCAGGTTATACAGGTATTGCATTACTCGGTACGAACTTCCACGAATCCCGAATCAAAGATTTATTTGGATACAAAGAGATCCTAATCGCTCTCGATAAAGATGCGAGCTTGAAAGCATTAAAAATTAAAAACATGCTTGACGGATACATAAATTGTCGTGTAGTATTATTGCAGGATGACCTGAAATATTTCTCTCCCGTGATGGTTCAGGAAATCCTATCTTTCTCCCAAACCCCTTGCCCCTCTCTATGAGGGGCTTTTTTGTGTCTGTAAGAAAAGGAATCCACAATGTGTGGTGGAATATATGAAGAGGATTATCAACTATGAAAATACTTAAAGCATTTGAAGAAAATGGATGGGTGGCATTAACCAAGTTTGGCTATGGCCTACTTGACGGCACAAAGAATGCTCTTCGGTTTGCGCCAATGGAGTACAAGTATTTACTCACGATTTTATTGAGTGCAATGTGGTGTATTGCTTTTGGTATATACACGACTGAGTTGTTGTATATTGGATACAATATTATCGGTCACTATGTGTTGATTACATGCGTGTTCTTTACTTGGTTTGTATTTACGACTGAGAAGAAACGTGCGCCAAAATCACCGCCAAACAAAGTTAAATGGGACATCT